GAAGAATGCTCTGTATATACCAAACCCTGATAGTAACACTAAGATTACTAAGATTGATATACCAAAGGTGATGTTTGGATTTGCATTGTAATGTGGTATGATTGCGTTACATTTAGTCCAAGTACCTGGTAAGGTATAGACTGGTGGACATGATAAAAAAATCATTTTAAGTATTTGTGAATAACATCAATTTGGTCTTTGTACTTAGCAATAGTGTTTAGTTCATTTTCTATTGCTTCTATTATATCAGAGTGTTCTCCAATACCAACAGGGTTAGAAAGATAAACCTCTATGTTTGCTAAGTGTTTTTGTATGTCCCCTTGAGCGTGTGCCAAGAGTGCTTTGATAAGTTGTTCTCTCATAGAAAATAGATAACGTTTATATTATAGCATTAAACAAAGAAAGATTCTAGAGTTGCTGTTTTTTCTACAGACCACCCTATTGAATCTAGTATAGCCTTCAATGGTTCAATGAAGGATTTTTCAAACTGCAAATCGTAATCGATATATTGTGACAGACCAAACTCTTTCGGAAACTCATTAATGAATGAGATCACATTCTCATGAATCGGATTAGGACTCTTGAGGTAACAGAACTTTATCTTTTCACCGTTGTTGATTACATTGTATTTACCCTCCAAATTTTTCTGCCTCAAATAATGATTGAATAATAATGATCCTCTAACATGCATGGGAGTGCCCTTAGAATAAATTGTTAGTCTATTTCTATATTTCTCTACATTATTACATGTTCTAGGAAAAGCAATCTCAGAAGGATCCATGTTACGAAAATCAGATCTCATTTTCCTGATATATTTCTGAACGTTATCCTCAGACTCATTCATAATAATACTAATAGCATCTTTGATCATCTTCCTACATGGTGCAGGTGTAGATGATTTGACTGCCTCAATACCCATCATCTTTAGTTTAGGTTCAGCAAACCTAACACCTTCGATGTCCCAAGCATTGAGCATATATCTTTTCTTAGCAGTCCAAATACCACGTTCAGCAATAGTCTCTCGTTTCATGAACATCTTCTGATCATAGGCATTTACGTACGTGGCCAACGCTTCATAAGAACTCGAAATATACTTTTCAAATTCCACTTTACAGATCTTATCAAGGAACGACACAATGCCTTCAGTAGTTTTCTCTCTGCCTTTGAATATAACTTGAACCAGAGGACCAAGATGCAAGTAAATAGAATCAGTGTCAGATGCAATAACATAATCTTTGTTCTCCGTTTTTAATATTTTGTTCATGTAACTATTCATTCTATTCTCTATCCAACGAATAGAGAACTGACCACCAAGAGTAATAGCTTCGGCATTTGCTAACATGTAGTAGCGAAAATATTGATTACCAATAGCACCATAAGCACTATTCAACTGTATCTTTTTTGCCATCTGTATATTATTACATCGTGATATCTCTTTTTCTAGTTCCTTACTTGGTTTCTTCTCATAATCTTTCTTTGCCTGTATCATTTTTTTCTTGAAAACAACTCTCTCACTGTAAATTTTTTCCATAAGTTTAGGAAGAAATCCACGAGTTTTAGTGGTAAACATAGCACCATTAGGACATACAGTGACATCCTCAAGTGAGGATAGGTCAACTTCTTCGTTGAGAAGTTTATCTACACTAACGTTAGGATACCTATCGTCCAGAAGAGTTTCTGGTGATATATTGTACTGCATTATAAGATGAGGATATAGTGAGTTCAAGTCAAAAGACACAACCCAATCATACATGCCAGGTTTAGGTTCCTTTACGTATGCACCAGCATACTTCTCACTCTTATCCTGATCCTTTTTAGGTGGTATAACTATTCCTTTTCTTTTTAGGTCGTTGTATATAATCATATCCCACATACGAACTTGATAAAAGACATCAGTAAAGTTTACCTTGGCATCATATGCCATAGTAATAGCAAGTTCAATAAGTTTCATCTTTTCCTCAAGACCGTCAACAATTCTAACGTCTTGTACGTTGTAATCTACAAATTTATTCCATCCCTTTGTATAGAAATCTTTGAATGTATCAAACTCTGAGTGATCTAACTTCTTATTATCCAGTTCTACCTCACCAATGTAATCTAATCTGTAAGATTCCTGTGCTTTATAAGTAAATTTCTTGTACAAATCCAGATAATCAAGAACAGTTACACCAGCAATATCATATACAAGATGTGACCTACCCTGCATATAGATCTCCTCATGTGTAACTAATCCCCACGGAGATAATTTCTTCGATGCCTTTTCACCCAACACCCTTGTTATCCTCTTTGCAAGGTATGGTATGTCATACAATTGACAATTCCACCCTGTTACAACCTCTGGTGGATTATGACTCCAGTAATTTATGAATTGAGTGAGTAAATCATACTCATCATTACACTGCACATACTTGACCATCTTGTCCTGTGTCCTGTAAGAACCTACACCAAAGGTCAAGATACGTTTAGTATTGTAATCTTGTAGTGAAATGAGCAGCATCTCTTCATCACACTTCTCTACTGTAGGAAATCCACTCTCAGACTTAACCTCAATGTCAATAGTGACAAGGTTCATCTTCTTTATATCAAACTGTATTTCAATCTCTGGATATTTTTCTGAAATATACTGGTAGATATATCTGTTGTTACCAAATATCTCAAACCCTTCTACCTCGCTATGAGTTTTTATAAAATCTCTAGTCTCACGCACAGTACCAGGTTGAATGCTCTGTACATACTTACCATCTAATGTTTTATACTTAGTCTTCTTCTTGCTAGGAACAAACATCGTGGGTTGAAACTTTTCCCTTGATGTAAAACTTTTACCATCTTCATATCCACGGACGAGAAAATCATTCCCAACCATCTGGACATTTGTATAATATCTCATGAAGGCATGATAGCACGTTCACGTTCTCTAAACAACCTCACAAAATTATTGAACATGTATTGTATGTCATCTTTACTCATGTAAGGTGATGGCATGTTTAGATATGAACCTTGATTATCACTTCTCATCTCAACTATCAAATCTTTGTCTACAAATCCTGCATCTACACACATATCCCTTAGTGGTGTGCCATGATATGGTGTGTATATAAAGGCATTCGTATCATCACAATGTAATTGTGCTGCTAATTCAACTGACTTCGTACAAAGTTCCATTGTTTCATATGGATATCCTATGATAAAGTTACATGTGGTAGAAAGACCTGCATCACGAGCGATCTGGAATGCATTGATTGCTTTCTCATTATCGTATATCCTACCAATAACATCTTTACGAAACTGATAATCACCATGCTCCACACCCATGTTCAATTTTACACACCCTAACTCCTTGAGTGTCTTTGCTTGGTATTCTGTCAATAATTCTGGACGTGTTTGTGTAAAGAAAGGTAGTTTGTATTTGCTATACATCGTTGCCCACTTGTCAAATTCCCTCTTCGACATAGTAAGAAAAGTATCTGTCAATAACCACAATACCTCTATCTGGTGATGATCTATTAGATGCTTCAACTCCTCTTCTTGATGCTCCACAGTCTTTTTTCTAAAAAATAAACTCTTAGTCTCTTCTTTGTATATCTTTGCATTAGATGGTGAGTTGCAAAACTTACATTTGAATGGACATCCACGCTGTGTTTCTGACACACCTATCTTGATAATCTTACCTTGAAACGGTCTATACAATGATTTTGCTGGAAATATATCATGATCAGTGACAGGTAAGGTGTTCACATTTATTGCAGGTCTCATCGGATTAGGATGTACGTTCATTAGGTGATGTCCTGTCTTTCCCTCGTTGAGTAGATCCAATAACTCTGGTAAAGCTTCATCACCTTCACCTCTCATAATATAATCACACTTACCTTCAAATGCTTGTGGATAATATGTACAAAACACACCACCACAGATACTAATAAACTTTTGATCTGTAATATGACTCATAAATTTCTTCCACAGATAATAAGTATCCTCAACCACAGAGGATATAATAACATCTGGTTTAAATTCTATTACCTTTTTCCTCCATGCAACATACATGTTCTCACTCTCTAGACTAAGATCTATGTCATCTCTCTCCCACTTATATTCTGGGAACATCTGTCTCTTCGCTCTTTCTATATCTCTATCTGGTCTAGCAAATTCTTCACCATTATCAACTGGATACCATGTGGCATCAAATAAATCTATCTCTGTATACCCTGCTTTCTTAATACATGCTGTGAGGATTGCTATTCCACCTGGCGGTGTCACCCTCATGTGCTGATTAGGATATAACCATAATATCCTAAGATTTTTCTGTGACATTCTTAGCAGTCAACGCTTGATATTTGTCTAAGTGATGTTTGTCTGGTTCTAGAATAGTTAAAAAACTGTCAGAATGCACCATCATTGAACGTTGCATAGAGAATGAAGGCCATGACTCTAGATACTCACCTTTCAACTCATATGGGTCTGTAAGTTTACAATCTGGTTCACCCATCTCCGAACCAACCTCCTCTAACCTAGCAATAAGAACTAGATTATTCTTGAATATAATAACTTTTATCATAATGAAAGACTTCTTGACTTCAAGTTTACCACAACTGTACGTACTTTGTCAATATAACCTTGATTACGCAACTCTTTGAACACCATGTTCTCGAACCCATACTCTCCATACTTCTGTAATGATGTGCCTCTAGAGTCTCTTAGTTTTTTGACAAGTTCCTTTAGTCCGTCAGCATTCTCACTTTTTATGAGAGCATCTATCTGATGTTTGAATGTATTTACCTTCTTTTCTATTTCTTTTTCCTCTACCTCACCTTCTATTTTTTCTGGTTCTTGCACCCATGATTTTTTCATGAGACTATACACACCTTGACTCTTCTTACGTGTGACTTTTGGTCTCTCGATATATGGTTCTGCCTTGACACCATAGATTGTGACGTTGTGAG